TCATCCCGTATATCCCCGATGCAGTCGGAGCAACCGGCGAACAGTCCTTTTACGCTCAGACCTGATCCGATTCGATGACAGATAAACCCAAAAGGAAACTACCGCTACGAGGGGCAACCGAACCGAGGGTTCACAGTCCTATTCTTAAAGGTAAATCTAGAGCTAGTGAAGTTCTAGAGATGATTGAGCGGCTAAAGATGGATCCGCTTATGCCTTATCAAAAGCATGTCCTCAATCAGATGCTTATGGTTGATAAAAAGAATCAATACAGGATCAAGACCGCCCTGCTCTTAATTTCGAGACAGAATGGCAAAAGTTTTCTAGGTAGAGTCAGAGTAATCTGGGGAATGTTCTATGGTGGAGAAAAAAAGATCATTATCATGTCTGCTAACAGAGCAACCTCTCTCATGCTGTTTCGTGAGATTGCCTGGACTATTGAATCAACTCCAGAGCTTAAAGCCATGACTAAGGCGATTAGATACGCTAACGGTGGCGAAAGAATAGAGCTGCTCAATGGAGCCACATTAGATGTAATCTCAGATAACTCATCTTCACCGCGTGGAAGAACTGCTGATTTCTTATGGATCGATGAAATCCGAGAAATCTCAGAAGACGGGTACAAAGCTGCTGTGCCAGTAACTAGAGCCAGAGCAAATGCACAGACATTCCTGACTAGCAATGCTGGTGACCATTTTAGCACCGTACTGAATAATCTGGTCGAGCGCGCTAAAGATTATCCGCCTGAGACTTATGGCTACTATGAGTATTCTGCGCCACAGTATTGCAAGATAGATATTAGCGCTGATTCTTTCTGGCGCACTGCTGTAGCACCAAGTAATCCAGCATTAGGATTTACAATTACTAAAGAATCTATTGAAGAAGCTATTGCAACTAATCCGATTGAGCAGACACGCACAGAAACGCTGTGCCAATGGATCGACAGCCTACAAAGTCCGTGGCCTCATGGAATCCTTGAGGAAACTTCCGATAACACCTTAGAAATGAGTCCGGGGGCTTATACTGTGTTTGGTTTCGATACCAGTCCGTCAAAAAGACACGGGAGCTTAGTAGCAGGCCAACTTCTCCCAGATGGGCGGATTGGTATCGGGATCCTAGAGACTTACAGCTCTCAGATGGCAATCGATGAATTAAAGATGGCTGCAAGTATAAAATCATGGTGTGATCTCTATAAACCGAGATTAGTTTGTTTTGACAAATACGCCACTCAAACAATAAGCGATAGATTAAAGCAAAGCGGCGTAATGGTGGAAGATGTCTCTGGCCAGCAGTTCTATAAAGCCTGTGGCGATCTATTAGAAGGTTTAGTTAATAAAAGAGTTGTTCATAATGGGATGCCAGAGCTTATACAGCAATTTAACAATTGTGCAGCAAAGGTCAATGATTCGGCGTGGCGTATCATCAAGCGGAAATCGGCTGGAGACATTTCAGCCATTATCGGCGTTGCAATGGTCGTATCTAAGTTAATGCTTCCAGAGCCTAAGCCTCAGATTTATAGTTAGACACGCCCACGGCGTGTTGTCTATTTACTTGACAAATGCTATCCTTTATGTCTATGGGTATCTTTTCGCGTAAGTCTGAAATCATGGAAGCGCAAAACGCTCCACAAATCATGTCCGAGTCTTACTTGACTTATGGCAATTACTTTCCAGTACAAGTAACACGCGCTCAAGCTCTACAAGTACCTTCAATCAAAAGATGCCGGGATTTAATCTGTGGCACTATTGCAAGTATCCCACTTGAGTATTACAAAAAATCAACAGGCGAGAAAATTTCATCTCCTAGATGGGTAGAGCAACCATCTAAGGCACAGCCACGATTTGAAACAATTTACTTCACGCTTGACAGTCTCCTCATGTATGGTGTCAGTTATTGGCAGATTACCGAGACCTATCTCGAAGATGGAAGAATGGCTAACGCGCAATGGGTTGCAAATAATCGCGTTACATTTAACACAGACTCAGTTAATAACTTTGTAACTCAATACTTCTTAGACGGCGCACCTTTGCCGATGTCAGGTTTAGGATCTTTAATAACTTTTCAGAAAGATGAAGGAATCCTAGCTGTTGGCGGTTCAACAATTAAAGCTGCACTAGATGCACAAAGAGCAGCAAGTGTCGCGTTAGAAACACCATCAGCAACAGGTTTCTTAAAAAATACAGGCGCCGATCTTCCACCTAATGAAATTTCTGGATTGTTAGCAGCATGGAAGCGCGCCCGTCAAAATAACGGCACAGCATATTTAACTTCTACACTTGAGTATCAGACAACAGGCTTCTCTCCTAAAGATATGGCCTATCAGGACGCCATCCAGGGATTAGCCACGGAATGCGCCAGACTTTGCTCAGTAGATCCTTACTATGTATCTGCATCAATGAATACCACAATGACTTATGCAAATGTGCAAGATGAGCGCAAGCAAATGGTTGCCTTTACATTGCAACCTTATGTCTCTGCTATTGAGTCAAGATTAAGCATGGATGATGTCAGCACTTCTGGACATTATGTCAAATTTAGTTTAGATGATTCATTCTTGAGAACTGAGCCAATGGAAAGACTTGCAGTCCTTGAGAAGATGCTTGCACTTGGTTTAATTACAACAGAGCAAGCAATGCTAATGGAAGACCTAACACCTAACGGGAATGGCAACTAATGGAAACCCTATACATCGAAGCATCATCAATTGAATGTTCAGAGGAACGCCGCGAAATCTCTGGAAAGATCGTACCTATGGGTACTGGAGAAATCGGTAGCACAAATCTAGGACAATACACATTTGCTGCTAACTCTATTGAGATTGCAGATCCTTCAAAAATTCGTTTATTGTCGCAACATAATTTACAGAAGCCAATCGGCAAAATGATTTCATCAGAAACACGCCCAGATGGAATTTACGCTGTTTTCCGTTTAAGCCGCAGCACAGCCGGTTCAGATGCCCTTATTATGGCTCAAGAAGGATTGGTTACAGGTTTAAGTATCGGTGCAGAGATTATTGCATCAAAGCCTTCAAAAGATGGGTACACAGTTGTATCACAGGCTAAATTAAAAGAAGTTTCTTTAGTAACTGTTCCTGCATTTGCAAGCGCAGAAATACTAGAGATCGCAGCAGAGGAAGTTATCCCTGTTGAAGAAAATCAAACTACAGAAAGCGAGACAGCCGTGGAAGAAACCACTCCAGCAGTCGAAGCAACACCATCAGTAGAAGCTGCATCTGTCGAAGCTGCTCGCCCTACTGTTTCAGCAAGTTATTTTACAGCACCACGCATCGACACAAATGTAACAGCAGGACAATACGCTAAGGCACAAATCCTTGCAGCACGCGGCGATTCAGATGCACGCGATCTAATCGCAGCTCTACAAGTTGCAACAGTTGCAGAGAACACAGGCATGGTTCCACCAGTTTATCTTAAGGATATTATTGGAATCATTGATTCATCACGCCCGTTCATTGATAGCATTGAGCGCGCAGCTTTGCCTGCCTACGGAATGAAAGTTTTTACTCCAAAGCTAGGGGCACAGGCAATTGTAGGATTGACAGCAGAAGGTGCAGAGTATGCATCACAAGATACTGCAGTCACATTTCAAGAAGATACTGTTGTCAAGTTTGCCGGCGCTGGCGTACTCGATGAAGAATTGGTTTTGCGCTCTGATCCATCTTTCCTAGACCTCTATCTACGCGAGTTGGCTGCATCCTATGCACAAAAGACAGATAACTATGCAGCAAAGATTGCAGCGGAAGCCGCAGCAGGATCATCTTCATCAACAATTTACAAGTCAATCGCAGCAGGTATCTCAGATGCTTATGGCGTAATGCGTGCAACACCTAACAACCTTTTGGTTGCAACAACTGGCGGAGAAGATGGAATTGACTTCGCTGGATTACTAGGCGCTGTAGATGGTTCAAACCGTCCACTATTCGCAGCAGCAGCTTCTCAAAACGCTGCTGGTCTTATCACACAGGGATCAACAAATGGCACAGTCGCAGGACTTAACTTGGTAGTTGATGCTAACTACACAGGTGACAATGCAAATGCTAAGCACGCACTTGTTTATCCAACAAACGCAATGCGATTCCACGAATCAGGCACACTACAGGTTCGTTCAAACATCGTTGCAAATGGTCAGCTTGAAATTGGCATCAGTGGATTTGTTTGTGTAGTTAATCGCTACCCAGCAGCTTTCCGCAAGCTAAATGTTGCATAAGTAACACACTAAGTCGCTCTGGGGAGTAGTAGCCCTCTACTCCCCAGAGTCTTTAGAAAGGATTGCAAATGGCACTTACAACAGTCGCAGAACTCCGCAGCACTCTCGGAGTCGGTACTTTGTATCCAGATGCTACGCTTCAAGAAGTAGCAGATGCCGCAGATGCTGTCCTTATTCCTATGTTATGGGCTCCTAAATGGTTTAGCGTTGCTCATAGCAATGTTGTAGGCACAGGCACTTTGTATTTTAACGAGGATGTTCGAGATACCTTTTATGTAGGTCAGAGCGTAACAATTGCTAACTCAGGTAATTTGTATGCCGGCACTAAGACAATTACAGCAGTCGGAGAATACTCAATTAGTGTAACAACTACTCATTCTTCAGCACAGTCTTACCACCCAATTTTTCCTTATGGAACTGTATCTACTACAACTTACACAGACTGGACAACAGATACAGCAGTACAAAATGCAGCTTTGATGATCGCTGTTGAAATCTGGCAAGCACGCACCGCCACTTTGAGTGGCTCAAATGCCATTGACTTCCAGCCCTCACCTTACCGAATGAGCGCACAGCTTCTCGCTAAGGTCAGAGGATTGATCGCACACGCACTAGACCCTCGCTCGATGGTGGGATAATGCCAGTTGCTATCACTACCCTTAGAACTACTTTAGCCACAGCATTAGTAGATAACACTAAATACCAAGTCTTTGCTTTTCCGCCTGCAACTGTCCTGGCTAACTCTGTGATCGTCTCTCCAGATGATCCTTATCTAACAC